TCTCATTTAATGACTGTATCTCTTCATTGACCTTTTGTATGTACTGATTGATTGCGGAAATAGATGCATTATGTTTTGTAATCTCACTCTGAAAATCTGTAATCGATTTTTGTGTTTCGATCATCTCTTGAATCAATTCAAAAATAGTTGATATTTCTACGTTGATTTTTTCACAAGCAACATCAAGTTCTGTTTTCTTTTTTCGCTTTTCTTTTATTTCACATTCTCTATGATCCTCATCAATGGTTTGTTTACATGTTGGACAATCTGTATTTTTTTCATAAAATTTTATTTCTTTTTCTACTTTTAATACATTTTTATAAATTTCATCTCTATATTTTTCTAACTTTAATTGTTTTGACCTTTGCTGGTCAAAATCTTTTACCAGTTCATTTAATTTTTCAATACGAATTTCAATATCTGCAATCTGTAAATTATATGTTGCAATATCTTCATTTGACTTATCTATTTTATTCTGATTTGCAGAAATCAACTGTTCATTGTTCTGCTTCATCTTTAAGATATAGTCTTCTTGTAACTCTATCGCATTTTCAGTTTTAGATCTTTCAAGTTCATTGGAATTTATATCTTGCTTCAGTTCTGATACTCTATTTTTGAGAAGTAAATTCATTGTAGAAAACACTTCAATATCAAGTAAATCTTCAATAATTACTCGGCGGTCATTTGTCCTCAATTGCATAAAAGGAACAAATGATGAATTACCAAGTATTACAATTTGTGTAAAAGATTTGTAATTGAGTTTGAGAATATTTTTTTCAAGATGCTCTTGATAGTCTCTGGCTTTTGAGTCTTGATTTATCATGACACCATCAACTTCAATCTCAAAAATATTTGGCCTGATACCTCTACGAACAAGAAAATGTTTTTTACCTATAGAAAATTCTACTTCAGTAATACAATTCTGTTCATTAATTGAATTGATGAGTTGTGGTTTTTTTATGTTACGAAATGCTTTACCGAACAGACTGAATGTGAGTGCATCAAGTATCGTAGATTTTCCAGAACCATTTTCACCAACAATCAGAGTTGTTGGATTTCTTTTTAGATCAACCTCTGTAAAAACCTGACCTGTTGATAGCAGATTTTTCCATCTCACCTGCGAAAATAAAATCATATCTTATTAAAGTTTATCATAATTAGATTTCAATATCTCAATAATTTCTGATTTTTTAGAATATACATATCCACTTACGATATCTCGCATATGCATTTTACCTTTAACTACTGATTTGCAATCATGCAGTTCTTTTTCAAGAACCTCTAATTCATCAAGTTTGTTTTTCAGTAAGGAGTTGAGGTTTTGTTCCATTCTCAAATTGATAATCCAAATCTTTCAATTTATCTTTTAACACATCAATAATATGCGTATTGAGTGTCACATCTCTCTCATGTGCTTGCATGGCGAGTTTCATAAATACATCATCGGATATATCCAAAGTAATAGTTTCCATTTCTTCTTCAGGCTGTGATTTCATAGTCCAATGCCTCATTGTAAAGTGTTCTTATAAGATTGTCAAGTTCTTTTTTATTCTTTTGAATATTCAAACCATCAATGTAATTACTCAAAATAGTCAAAGTATCTTCGGCTTCATCAACTACAGATTCATCATTTTCAAATTCAAGATCAACATTCTCAACCACAGAAACATCTGCGACATCCGCTTTGTATAACTCATCAAGCATTGTGTCAAACCAATACGGATTGTTCTTTTCAGTAACAATAACCTTAACAATTGTTCCTGTGTAAATACCGTAATCTCTTTCTTTAATAGTCTCAAATGTTTCTTTGTTATCATCGTAATAAATCTTATAAAACATGTGATACGGATTTTGTATAAATTCCAGTTCTCGTGTATTCGTATCAAACACATGAAAACCTCTTGCATCTCCAAAATCAGACCAAGTTATTTCATAAGGATTACCAAGATATGTGATACCACCTTGTGTAGATTTGTGATGAAAATGCCCACTGTAAACTAAATCAAATTTAGAAAACATGTCTGCACTAAAACCTGCATCACATATTTGACCATGTTGATGCATCTCAAAACCATTGATTTCAAGATGTCCCATCATAATTTGTGCAGAAGAATTATTGATTGCTTCCATGCATTCTGTATAATTATCTGAATTAATCCACGGCATCATGAGAATTTTAGTACCATCAAAATCAAATTCTCGTGGGCTTGCATAGATCCAAGGTTCAAGAATATGATCTGCGGTGCTAAAAAGTTCATGAAGAGAATTGACCTGATTTGTATTCTTGTAGTAGATATCATGATTGCCGACAATCATATGTGTGTCAACATTCATCTCCCATAATCGTTCTACAAAATTTTCTCTCAAATCATTTGCGGTCTTAAAGTTAATGTATTTTCTTCTATCAACGACATCACCTAAATGTATGCATGTTTTAATATTATGGTCATCGATATAAGGAAAAAATATATTGTCATAAAATCTAGAAAAATAATCAGCAAATATTTTATTGTCATTCCTAGCACCCCAGTGGGTATCCGTAATTAATGCTATTTTCATATTATTTTCATTTTTTATGAAGTAGTGTTATTTGATCATTTACACACATCTCTTTTTCATCTGCATAAAGTACATCACAACACCATCTAGGTATTTTATCATGCACCAGATTCATATTAGAAGTAAAAAATTCTTTAATTTGATTACAAGGATCGGCAGGAAAAGTTAGTTTTAATATAGAATCTCCTATGGTTAAAATATCATCCTTTTTCAATTTAAAATATTCCTTTCCTTCAATAACTAAATTTTCCCCACATGCGCCAGGAAAAATAGGATGTCCCTCATTCATTAATTCTTCAATACGAGTTAAACTCCATATTACAATATCTCGCAAAGGAGGCCCATGTCTTTTCCATCGTTGCTTATCTCCAACAAAACCCGTAGTTGTTAAAGTAGCAGATTGAACTTCTTTTTTAGGAAGACCTTCACCTATATAAATGTGTGCTATTTTCATTTCTCCTAATACTCTCACAAGAGAAGTTCTATATAGAGTATATTCCTGCATATTCTGCAACATTTTTTCTAGGTTTTCTTTTGGCCGCTTTTTTCTGTTCAAATTCAGCAATAAAATCACCTATCATTATTCTCATGTCATTAGATGCAACCTCTGTCATGAGTTCTCCTGAGGTATCATATTGTCCATGTTCAACATTATCTTCAAGATAGTGCATTCGCTCCATCTCTTTATACTTCACATACAAATGTTTTTTCTCTTTTTGAATTCTACGAATAAAGGCATAATAAATTATCTGTGTAAAATATGCAAAAGGATTTTGTGACTTTTCAGGATTAAAATTATGCACATACTGTAAACAATTTTCTATGCCATCGGATATCATATCATCCTTAAATACATAGTTGATGAAGTTTGGTCTGTAAGATAATCGTTGTGCTATTAATAGAAAACACTCTCCAATATAATCAGGTAGTAGAGGCTTCTCTTCTTCATTTTTTTCTGCAATTTCAATGTCCGCTTTATATTTAATAAGGGCTTCTAAAAAATCTGCATTGTTTACGTAGTGTCTTGTTTTAGCCATTAGTAACTCCTTTCATTATTGTACAGTATAACATACTATATGAAAAAGTCAAGGGCTTGACAAATGCTTGACAATGTGTTATTATAGGTGTGTCCCGTTTGATATGATTAATTTAAAAGTACATTAGGTATTTCAGAGTCTTCAAAATCTATTACATCTTCCATTTTTGTATGATGTTCTAGTCCTCTTATATACATTTCTTTATACTCATCATTTAGATTTGCCATTGTAATTACTGATTTCGCTTGTAATGGCACTTCTTCATCATCAGAGAATGGTATCCACGGCATAAAGCCAAAGTGTACGTGATTTTCATCTTCTTGCATTGTTAATTTTAATGGGCGTTTTAATTTAAAGAACCCCGTTTTTTCTTTCGGAAAATGTAATTCTGTAAAGATGTGATCACCGTTTGTAAGATGAATGTATTTATACGTAGACATATCATTCTCCGATTGGTATTGTAAGAATTTTGTATTCAAATTGTTCTTCATTATATATTTTGATACGTTCAATGAAATGGTTAAGAGTGTAGTTTTTATGAGACTTATAAGATAGGTCATCGGCAACATCATATAATATCGCAATATTTTTTTGTTCATTCTTTCTCAATCCTCTTCCTATACTTTGTAAATTTCTTATGCGAGATTTAGATGGGGAAGCAAAAATGACATTATGAAGATTAGTAATATTGATGCCAGTAGAAAAAGTGCCGTAACTCGCAACAATAATGGCATTGGACTCTCGTTCAACGATTCCTCTGATTTGCTCTCGGTCGTTTGTGTCGGTTCCTCCATAGACGAAAAAGACTGGTCGTTCATTCGTTTTATCCTTAATTAACTTATATAGAATTCTACCGTGTTTCTCAACCAGTTGAAATAATATCAATGTATTAGTATTTAGACTGAGTGCTAAATTGCGTATAAAGTTGTTTCGTTTCTCATTTGATACAAGAAAATCTATTTCTTCTTGATA